AGTTCTGCAGCGGCTGGGCATCGACTGGAAGCCCGAAAAATAACGAATGAGGGTAGAATAAGCCGCTATGAGCCGTTTTTACGCTTCGGGCGGTAAACTATAAGGCAAACAGATTTTAAACGCTTAAAACGAAAGAATTATGGCAGATTACAATTCACAGAGCATTGACATCGATTTGGAGGAAATGTTCAACAATTTATCGGATGAAGACCAGGAGGAATTCTTGGTCGACATGTTCCGAAACTTATCTGACGAAGACATCAGAAAGAATGTTGTAAAGGACAATATGTTTTATATTGACAATGATACAACTATCGACATCATTGCTAACGCATTCTGGAGCATGAGCAGTTCAGACCAAAAAGATACTGCCGAGCGCATCGCGGACGTAATGACACCTGAGCAGCGTGAGGCATTTATTGAGTACATCAAGGGGATTTAGCTATGGAAGAAGAGAAAATAATAACCCACGAATGCAGAGCCGCAGGGCTCGTCTTCGAGACCGTGAGCGACTGGACGGACTGGTTGAAGGAGAACAGCTACGACATCAAGAAGCCAGTGGCAGAGCATGACGGATTCAAGTTTAACATCAATGATGCTTGCATCAATCCACACGTTTACGCAGCCTACGAGGTTGACAACCATTACAACTGGAAGGTCAAGACCGCCAATACGCAGTACGGCTGGATTTGGGGCTATGACATCAGCACCGGAAATGGAGGAAGCGTAACCCCGGCAGTCTATCCGAGCCGCTACGACAGATCGGCAATCTTCTACGAGACAGAGGAGCAGGCAGCATACGATGCTCTAAGCTTCATCATCAGACAGTTGGAGTGGAAGCCGAAGACCAAGAACAACGGCATCCTTCTGTTGGAGGCTAAGAAGAAGCGGGCAGACATCGTTCATCCACAGATGGAACTTTTTAAATAGTTATCTATGAACAGAGTTAATAATATCATACTTGTCCGTGAATGCGGTCTTCATCATCTGTCAGTTGGCGACAGAGACATCTGGCTGGCAGATGATGAAATCAAGGCTCTAGAATGTATCCTAAAGGATTACAATGCGGACACGAACAATTTTAAACGTAGTTGAAAATGAAGAAGATAGAAATCATCACGGACAGCCACCGCCATCACGTATACGTTGGCAGCACCGACTTCTGGCTCGATACCCTGGAGCTGGTGGAACTGTACAAGAAACTGGGACACGTCAAGCTGTAACAGACAAAAGAAACAAGAGTAACAAACAATAAAAAACATTCAGATTATGGGACAGAAAGATATGGATATTTACGAGATTTTGAAGGGTGTGCCTGTTGGCACTAAGTTATATACGCCAATGTGTGGAAAGGTTGCGTTCACTTATCTTGCATCCAGCAAGGAAACAATCGGGACTAAGGATAAGTACGGACCTCGTTACTTCGACAAGAACGGCAGATGGATGGAGGGAGGAGAAGTAATGCTTTTCCCATCCGATAAAATGAGAGATTGGAGCAAGTTCGCCTGGAAAAAGGGAGACGTGCTGGTTTCCAAAAAAGAAGGTGCGCATATTATCTTCGAGAAGTTTACAGATGATACATACACCATTTTTGCCGGTAAGTATTATTATCGCAAAGCTGGCAAGAAAGGATATTCTTACCTCAGAGAATGCAATAATGCCAGTACGGAATGTTTCGCTGCCGAAACCGAGGATGCAGCCAAGACCTACATCAGCTTCATCGAGAAGCGATTGGGCGGAAAGCTGAACCGTGAGACCCTGGAAGTAGAGAAGCCGAAGAAGAAGCCGAAGAAGAAGCCAGTGTTTGAGTTGGGCAAACTCTACGTTTTCAATGAGAATGACGAGGACGGAGAGCTGACAATCATCGGCAAGCTCATCGGCAAGAACGAGAGCGAGGACACGCTGACATTCGGCAACCAGTACGAAATCGAGAACGAGAAGTTCGTGACCGACCAAGCCTTCAGCCTGCGTATCAGCGTGTACGTGGAATTGCGAGAAGCAACAGAGGATGAAGCCATCACGTTCCATTCGGCTTGCTCCCTATGGAAGAACCAGGAAAAGAAGAGCAAGGAGCAGCCTTGCTTCAAGCCTTTCGACAAGGTGTTGGTAAGGAGCGGAAGAGGATTCAATTGGTATCCAGCGTTATTTGTTCGTGACCGTGGAGAGAATTCTGCGAGAAGATACACCGCCTTGCCTATCCACATCGGTACAGCAGCAGACTTCACTCAATGCATCCCATACGAGGGTCATGAGAATTTTGCCTTCACTGACTACGACTTCGTAGACTTACCATTCTAGGACGTATGGCGAGTGAATTATGCAAGGCTTGCGAGGGAGGAAGAAACTGCATCAACGGCAGGTACTGCCCACCTCGCAGGCAATATGTTGAACACCAAGACATCAAGGAATGCAATGGTAATGACGGTAGAAGAGCGCAAGAAGAAAAAGGCTGAGTATCATAAGAGATACTATCACGAGCACCGAGATGAGATTCTTTCCAAGAGCAGGGAGCGGAGAAAGGCAGCATATATGGCCGACCCTGCCAGATTTGCTGAATATACCAAAAAGTACGAGATGAAGAATCTCGAGAAGACGAAGGCATATAGAAGAAGCTATTATTTGAAGAACCGTGAGAAGATACTTGCGATTGCAAAGAAATGGCGCAAAGAACATCCGGAAAGAGTCAAGGCTAACAACAAGAAGAACTACGATGCAGAAAGGCAGAGAAGGGCGTATGTCCGAATGATAGAGCGTGAGCGCAATGGAAAAATGCCGGATATTGACAAGGTTTCCGCTTTATTCAAGAGTGAGACGCAGGCAGGGCATTTAAGATGGCTCGTGAACAATCAGAGAGAAAAAATCAGAGATAAGATGGCGCAGGATGAAAAGGAATGCGCAAGTAACGAACAGACTGGGATGGAATAGCAAAGAACAGTCCTGGCGGCAGAATACAGGTAACATAAGTTTAACAACAATGGTTGTATGGATGCCTGCTAGTTATTATTAATCTGACCCCACGGAAAGACGTGAGCCGCACAAGACTGTATGCCATAAACCAGACCACACGAAAAAGAAAGCGAGGTGGAACATGAAGGAATAACAGAAGATTCCCAAGAGGGAGTGCTTACAGAGTAAACTCATTTGATACAAGATTATTCTTTATTTTGCAAAACGACAAGCACTCCCTCGATTTTCAGTTTCAAGCCCGAAAGGAGAAGGGACTATAGGGTAGAGGATAGTAGTAGGGAGCTAGCGCACAAGCGCACACATGCGCACGCATACGCACGAAAGATTCGCTTCCCGAACAACTACCCACAGTCACAGAGATAACGGATTAGAACGAAAATTTCAAGAAAATAACAAAAAAAAGAAAATCAAAAATAAAACAAAAGTAAAACAAGAGAAAACGAAATGGAAAAAGGAACAGTTATAATCGGCATCGACCCCGACAACCAGGAAAGCGGTGTCGGAGCAGTATTTGACGATAGAAAATTCTTAGCTTACAAGATGAACTTCCCGGCTCTGATTGACTACTTGAAGGCAATGAACGAGAGCTGCAAGAAGATTAAGGTCGTCATTGAAGGCGGCTGGCTCAACAAGAGCAACTGGCACGTGCTAGGCAGATTTATGACGGCAGTCAAGGCAGCAGCCATAGGACGCTCAACCGGAATGAACCATCAGACCGGAATCCTTATCGTAGAATGCTGCGAGCATTACAATATCCCCTACGAGATAATTAAGCCGCTGAAGAAGTGCTGGAAAGGCAAGGACGGAAAAATAACACAAGACGAAATCGCCTACTTCATCAGCTCAGACGGAAAGCTCCCGAGAATGAACCAAGACCAGAGAGACGCACTACTCCTCGCCTGGGTGTGTGCCGGATACCCGGTCAAGGTCAAGCCAAAGACACAGACAACCCTCCAGAAGACCATCAGTGCCTTTGACGGATGGAATGTTGATAAAAGTTAAAAGTGTACGAAGAACGAACAACTAAAGCGAAAAAGTCGTATCTTTGCACCAATGTTTATCAAATAAACAGTTTATCGAACTTAAAACAAGAAGAAAATGAAAACAGAAGAAATCGCACTATCGAGGGTCAGCGAGAACGAAGCGAACCCGAGAACCATAACTGAGGCGAGCTTCCAAAAGCTGGTCAAGAGCATTCTTGTCTTCCCGAAGATGCTCCAGCTTCGCCCGATAGTCGTAGACGAAACCTACAAGGTACTGGGTGGGAACATGAGAACGAGGGCACTCTGCCACATCGTGAGCATGACACCCGAAAACATCAATGACGTTCTCGACACAGACCAGCGGCTGACCGATTCAGAGAAGCGGTTAACCGCCTACTACTGGAGCCTGTGGAAGGAGCAGCCGACTGCAACCATCGTCAAGGCATCAGACCTCACGGAAGCGCAAAAGAAAGAATTCATCATAAAAGATAATGCTGGCTTCGGAGACTGGGACACCGAAGCACTGGCGAACCAGTTCGGAGACCAGCCGTTGACGGACTGGGCAATCCCACAATGGATTCTCGGTATGGCAGGCATCAGCAACGAGCAAAAGGAGGGGGGCGATACACCAACGGAAGGAGAAGGAGCACCGAAACCAAGCCTAGTGGATAAATTTGTCGTTCCTCCCTTCTCAATCCTCGACACACGCCAAGGCTACTGGGTTGAGCGCAAGAAGCAATGGCGTGCCATCGTTTCCAGCAAGGACATCGGGGTAAGCCGTGAACAGACCCTCGTCCGTTCCAAGGAAATGCGATACAAGGAACTGTACTCCAAGAGCGAGAAGTTCAGAAAAGAGAAAGGCATCACTTTCGATGAGTATCTCGACAACTACGTATCGCCCGAAGAGAAAGCAAAGGCAGACCGTAGCGTATTGGCGCAGGGTACAAGCCTTTTCGACCCAGTACTGGCGGAAATCATCATGCGATGGTTCTGCAAGCCACATGGAAAGATTATCGACCCATTCGGAGGGGAGCAGACAAAGGGTGTTGTTGCTGGCACGCTAGGCTACGACTATCAAGCTGTGGAAATCCGCAAGGAGCAGGTCGACATCAACACAGAAGCGACCAAGGACTACGGCAGCGTGAAATATTTCTGCGGTGACTCAAACAACATCGGGCAGATAATCAAAGACAACGATTTCGACCTCTGTTTCACCTCGCCACCATACTACGACCTGGAAGTCTACAGCAAGGAAGACATGAGCGCACTCGGCACATACGAGGAGTTTATGAGCCAGTACGAGAACATCTTCAAGCAATGCGTGGATAAGATGAAGGACGGTTCATTCCTGGTTGTCAAGATTGGAGAGGTGCGAAACAAGAAGAACGGAGAGTACCGAAATTTCGTTGGCGACAATATCTCCACCTTCCTGCGGCTCGGACTTCACTATTACAACGAACTTATCTTGATCGAGCAGGTCGCGTCCCGATGCCTTAGAGCCGATGGCGGTATGAAAAGCCGCAAGACACAGAAGTGCCACCAGAACGTGCTCGTTTTCTATAAAGGCGAAATGGACGAAATCAAGAAGACGTTCGAGGAAATGAGAATGCCCGAAAAGATGCACACAAACGTGCTGGTATTCTACAAGGGCGACCCGAAACACGTTCAAACCATTTCCAGCCTATCGAATACAACGAGGAAGAAGCGCAACAGCTTGCGGACACCTTCAACAGCGTAGCACCACCAGCAGGAGAGGAAGAACAACCAGCAGAGGAAGGAGGGCAGGATGGACAAGGCACAGACGATTGACATCAGCAGAAGTGCGAAGACTATCCGTGCCCACATCATCAAGCGGCACATGGAAGAGAACCACATCGACCGCTGCGTCTGCTTTTCCTGCGGCAACGCATCAAGAGCCATCAAGGATGCCGGAATCCCCTGCGTGGAAATATCGCCCGGTGGCGACCTGAGTGCGAACCGCTGGTGGAGTATGAACGAGATACGCAACACCTTCCCCGATTCCTTCGATGCAACGAGCGGACACCTGCCAATGGATATGATGAACCAACTGGCAGCAGAATTCAGAATCATCCTTTCCGACACCATCAAGGAGGGGCACACCTACACCATACCGACTGGCAGCGGTGAGACAGTCATCTGCCTGCGGATGGCTTTCCCTAAGTCGCGGTTCATCGCCCAATGGGACAACCAAGACCCAAGCTGCGAGTACTCAGACCAAGCACCGATGGCGCAACTTGTAAAAGCCACCGGGGAATGGGAGATAATAAACGGATGAGACGATATGCGGGCGTATGTGGCGCGTTCTCAAACTATGCGTATAACTAAGCGTGGTTGGAACGTTCGAGCCGTGTGCGCAAAATTCGCACAAAATAACCTCCAAGGGAGCGGAAACGAAAAAGGCAGGAGATTAACCCCTGCCCATCGCTTTGAGAATACACTGGTTGATGAAGTCGCTGCGGTCTTTCTTATCGACCCCTGCCAAGATGTTAGCCACGTCCTCGGTAGCACCGAAATAGAATGTTGCAGCGTATTTCTTCGTTCGCCCTGCACCCTTGCGAGCACCTCCCCAAGACTTGGAGGTAGTTTCATTCGTAGTACTCATAATGTTAAAAATTTGGTGATATGAAAAATAATTCGTAAATTTGCAAACGAAATCCCAAAGTGGGGTGGTGGTTCGAGCACCACCCCTTGGAGCTTAGAATAATCTAATCGTAAATGATAAGATTTCTATTTTCCAAATCTTCAATGAAATTTTCAGTACGTTCATAAGACTTTGGGATTTCATTTTACTTTTCCCTCATCCTCGGAGGGTTTCAGTAAATAAGGACTCTTCCCTTATTACGTTTGCAAAGATACGAAATTTATTTGAAATATGCAAGTTTTTCAAGTAGAATTTTTATAAAAAATCAAGTAAATTTCAAGAAATAAATATGCCACAAGGTAACAACAACAAGCGAAGGGCGCAGCGCATTGACATCGAGAACCGCCTGCAGATTATCGCACCATTATACCGCAAGGGATGGACGGAGCGAGAAATCACGGCAGAGGTGCGCAAGCGTCTCGACAGCCCGAAATACAACCAGGCACACTGCGACATTCAGCGGTTGCTGAAGGAGTGGAGGGAAGAGCGGCTGACCGACACCGATGCAAAGATTACGAGCGAGGTCGCAAGGTTGAAGCTGGTAATACGTGAAGCTTGGGATGCGTGGGAGAAATCCAAGGAAGACTACCACGAGAAGAAATCGAACCAGCAGGGACTTCCAGTCGTAGATGAGCGAGGGAGGATGGTTTCTATCGAGACCGTCAAGACGATGATGTACGATGCCGAGAAGCGAGGATTCGGAGAACCACGCTACCTCGACATCATCATCAAGGCTGAGACGCAGATATGCAAGCTGCTCGGACTGGATAAGGTCGTACTTGATTTGAACGCAGGCTTCCAAGGCGGCATCGAGGTTCGATACGTCAACTCGGGGCACGAGTGTGCATCCAGCGAGCAGGAAGTAATCGAGCGTGAGGGATTGGATAGAGATTAATTTTTATCATAATTTGTTTTAAGTTTTAGTTTGTTTGAAGAATGGCACTATTTGACGTTATTGGTGAACTGTATGCCCCGAATGCGGACGTGAAGCCAAGGTTTCTCGTGAACCAAGGAGGCACGTCCTCGGGGAAGACATACACCATTATGCAGCGTCTTATAGTGCTTTCTTTTGAGCATCCGATGGCAATCATCACGGTGTGCGGTCAAGACCTCCCGAACTTGAAGGTGGGAGCCATGCGAGACCTCGACACCATCCTGCACACAAGGGCAGAGCTGCTGGACTGGTTCAAGAACAACAAGAGCGACAGCAGCTACAGAGGAAAGAACGGCTCAATCATCGAGTTCAAGAGTTACCAGGATGCGCAGGATGCGAAGAATGGAAAGCGTGATTACCTGTTCGTGAACGAGGCGAACGGTGTGCCCTACGAAGTGTTTTGGCAGCTTGCCATCCGAACACGAAAGCAGGTGTTCATCGACTACAACCCAAGCGCAAGGTTCTGGGTGCACAACAACATCATCGGAAGGGATGACTGCCGTTTGATACTGAGCGACCACCGAAACAACCGATTTCTGACAGCGCAGGAGCATCAGAAGATTGAGGAGATTGACGATCCCGAACTTTGGAGAGTGTACGCTAGAGGATTGACTGGAAAGATAACCGGGCTTATCTTCACCAACTGGGGCATCGTTGACAAGCTGCCACCAAGGGAGGAGTGGAAGATGGAATGCAGGGGGTTGGACTTCGGATTCACCAACGACCCGACAGCAGTTGAACACCTTATATTGGCGCACGGAGAGTTGTGGGTGGACGAGGAAATCTACCAGCCGGGAATGACGAACGACGACATCGCAGACCGATGCAAGGAGCAAGGACTGACGAAACGAGACCTCATCATTGCTGATTCGGCAGAGCCTAAGAGCATTCAGGAGATACACAACCAAGGGCTGTGGATAATAGGCAGCACCAAGGGAGCGGACAGTATCAACAACGGCATCGACATCTTGAAGCGTTTCCGCATCAACATAACAAGACGCAGCCACGGCATCATCGGGAACATGCAGCAATACAAGTGGAAGAAGTCAAGGGATGGAGAGACCACGAACCAGCCTATAGACGCATTCAACCACGGCATAGACGCAATACGATACGTAGCCTTGAAGAAGTTATCCGTAGCAAGCCACGGAACGGCTAGGGCGCACGTATTGAGACAATAGAAACGACAAAATTATAAAACGTATGGATAAGAACACTACATTCAAGTATTGGCTGGCAGTGGCAAGGCACACCAGCTACAAAATCGGCAAGCAGTCACGACCAGCGTTTGTCGGAGGAAAACAAGTGCCCGACAATCTCAACCAGCTATCCATCGGGCAGTTGATTGACCTTTCCCAGCTATCCGACAGCGAGGAAAGTCTGTATCAGATAGTGACAACCGTCCTCGGTCTGAGCCACAAGGAAGTGGAGCAGGCTAGGGCGGTTGATGTCGTTATGCTCATCGGCTGGGTAACATCAGAGGTGGAGCGCATCAACAAGCTCTTCGAGAGCACCGACACAGCGAAGCCAACGAGACTTGAGAAGGAGGCAGGCATCGACACCCTGCGCTTCGGATTGTTCGGCATGCTGGACTGGTATGCAGTGAGGATGGGCATCAGCGACCACGACCAGGTATTGAAGACACCGTGGCTCCGCATCTACAAGTGCATGGAGATGGACAACAAGAGAAGCGTGTACGAGCGGAACCTGCAGAAGTTGCAAGCGGAAGAAATGAAACGTAAATCTAGATAATTATGGCAACAATCAGAGAAACATTAAAGCAGCTGGCAGCAGACACGCTACCAGACTACACCTACCTATTCGAGGACTGGGACACAGCGGACACCAAGCTGGAGAAACTGAACTATCCGGCAATCGTCTGCATTATACCAGCCAGTGGTACGACAGAGATACGTAACGGCAGGGTTTACGACACCGTGAACGTTGCCCTGGCTTATCTAGACACCGTACCGAGGGGAGCGGAAGGCGAAGACAACGGAGAGTGCATCGACCGGATGAAGGTTGCAGGGGCAAGGATGATACGAGCCATCAACCAGTCGCACAAGTTCGAGCCATTGGAGGGGCAGCAGTACTACGAGACCATCATCGAGCGGCTGAGCACGATCGTGTCGGGCGTAATGTACTCCCTGCAACTGACACAGAGCATAGGAGGGTGTGTGGTATGAGCAAGGGAGGTATTCAATTCGACCCCAAGGCGGCATCGCTGATAATGAGGGAGGAAGTGGAGAGAGCACGGCAGCTTATCATCAACCACATCAGAATCAACGGACAGAACGCATCGGGGCGCACCATAGCGAGCCTAAAGGTGGAGCAGCCCAGCGAGGATGAAACCATCCTTTGGGGGCACAAGCCATTCGGGGTTCTCGAAACTGGACGAAGGGCAGGAAAGATACCATACGGCTTCCGTGGCATCATCCGCCAGTGGATGAAGGACAAGGGACTGCACGGCACACCTATCCCCTACAAGACCCAGCGACCGCACAAGTACACACCGCAAGAGCGTGGCGATATGAGTATGGCAGGGGCAATCGCCCACACCATCGCCAACAAGGGTTCTAGGCTGCACCGCACTGGCGGCAGGGCTGACGTGTACAGCAACGTTGTGCCCGATACGATGAAGCGGTTGGGGCAGAGACTTATTTTCTTAATCCACCAGTCGGTGGGAAGTATCAAACTAAACAATGAGACGGTATGAGACAGACAACGAAAAACGGCATCACGATTCAATACCCGGACGCTGTAGGCTTTGCATTCCTTCCTTGCATCATCAAGGCGAGCGGAAGCAACCTATCGTGGATTGAGGTAATAATCAGATATAACAACATAGAACGTTCCTACAATGTGGAAACGTTGAACGACAGTTGCATAACGGACTTCAAGACATACGTGCAAGCTCTTTTTGACGGACGTATCAATGCAGCCTATGATTGGACAATAAGCTATGACTCCAGCGTTCTAAACATTCTCGTGGGTATCGAGGTCAACGCATACGATGCCGGAAACGTACAGCTTGCGAGCATCGATTTCACTACGAATATGGTTTGGGGCGCACCCAAGTATGGGGAAACGTGGAACGGCTACAAACGGCTTACATGGTTTACTCATTATCCGTTCACCTTTGGCATATACTTAAGCAAGTTAAACACCAACATACTAATCGGTTACGAGGGAGCACCCAATAAGCTACTGAAGATTCCGGTTAACAATATGGTGGACTTCTACGCAGGCATATTGCCTAGTGGCGCAAAATACTGGAACATATACGATTATGATGGAGAGATTCAGCAGGGAACGTTTGACAATACTTTCGACCTTACTTTCAGATTAACCACCGGAGGTAAGCAGTCACTATTGTTACGCATCGACAGAGACGATGCTGAGAGTGGTATCTATCTGCGTTGGATTGACCGTCACGGATTCATCCGCTATTGGCTCTTTGCGGCTGGGGAGGAAACGAGGGAGATAGCCAGCGACCTGAGTTTCATACGCAACAATTTAGCCGATTATCTATACGGCTACTATGGCGATAATGGAAGAAGGCAGGGATATGATCGTACGGACTCCATCAAGCTTTGTGCTCCTTTGGTAGACCGAGATACGTTTGACATGCTGCAAGACTTGGCAAGCAGCCCAGTCGTTGACATGTACCTAGGGGGAGACTGGACGCAAGAGGAAGACCAGTGGACGAGCGTAACAATCAAGGCAGGAAGCTACACGAAGAGCACAGCTTGCTTGCAGGATTTCGTGTGCGAAATGGTAATCAATAACATTAACGTTCAGAGATTATGACAGACCAGCAACTTTATATAGACGGTGTCCTTATGGACTTGCCGGAGAGTACCGATGTGGTGCTCGACATCAAGAGCAACCTTTTTCGTGATGTTACGAAAATGACCTCGAACTACACATACACCATCCAGTTGCCACGGACGGTGCACAACCTTTCAGTTTTGCAGCAAGCTGACAGACCGAAGAGCGGCAGCAGATACCCTTTTATTTTCCACCAGTGCAGTTATTTCCGTGGAGGTGTGCAAATTATCAAGGACGGACGATTGAACGTGCTGAGCATCGAGGAAAGCATCGAAGTCTCAATTTACTGGGGTATAATGCCAGCGTTCACGAAGCTACTGGAGAGCGGAATGAAACTGAACGAACTGGGAGTGACAGACAGAGTGATTTTTGAAAAGTACAACATTCCAAACACCAGGGAGGAAGCCGTGAGCAAGGGGATATTCTTTGCTTATTACAATCCATACAGAATTGAGAGCAAAGATAACTTTGGCATTAATTTGGTGCAGAGGAATAAATATACCACGACACAATACTCGGCTAGCCGTGGACGCATCAGAACTGGCGCAGAGGTCGGAAAGTACATCAGCGGAAATATAGAGAGCGTATCAAACATGATTTGTGCTCTTATCCCTTTCTTGCCATCATCAACGGCAAATGTGCAAGCGCAAGGAAAGGGTGACTACAGAAGCTATGCAGTACTGGATAAGTACATGCAGGTTATATCCGTGAGCGGAGAAGATGAGACGCTGGATGAATATACCATCAGAGGAGAGGCAAGGGCTGCGTACCTTGTAGTGAATGCGCCTGCAGAATATTACGGCACTTTATCGCTATCTGTTACCGGGCTTACGCCTATGCACGAAATGATAGATGGCGATAACGAAGAGGATTTCGTGGGCGATGATGTGGCGGTGAACGAATATAAGACTTCTCCAAAATTCTTGCAGCCATGCGTGACCGTAAACTGGCTATTGTCAAGGATAGCGAGAAAGTCGGGCGTATCTTTCGTTTGGCAGGATGATGAAGCAAAGAAGATGTTGAACAACCTTGTTGTGCCTATCATCAACAACAAGGCAGACGATAAGACAATTATTGGTAATCTGACCGCAGACGTTAAGAGCCGTGACGGACTGGGTGCGCTTTCCTTTTCCGTCAACAACTCATTGACATCAGTCACACCAAGCACTGGCAGCGATGTACAGAAACTGACAATAACAAAGGATTGCGAACTGAACTTTGATGTGCAAGTGCAATACTACGTCAGACATCAGTTTGAAGACGCAGCGGAGATTCTGTTGCCTATGGGCGTGAAAATGACCGTGACAACACCAAGCACTACTGGAGGTGAGGCATCCACGCAGGAATACGAGTTCGGAGATTTGAAATACGAGGATGGTCAGGTTAAGTACCCGGTTGTACTACGCAGCTATGCTATCAACGGCTATCTTTATTTGCTTTCGGCAGGGACAAACACAATATCGCTAAAGAAGGACGATGTACTGACGTTTGAGACTATCATGCACGGAGTGGAAACAGTTAACCTGCCTTCCGTTTATGGCGGCAAAATCACAGCGAGCGTCAAGAGTGTGGACAGCGTTCCGATTGGGGGAAGTTTCCCTATCGGCATAAACCTGCCCGAAATCGAGGTAACAAACTTTATTAAGTTTCTGGCTTTGATAACTGGCTCGTTCCCTAGGCAACTGACCAACAGCACGCAAGTGCAGTTTATCATGTTTTCCAGAGTCTGGAGCAACAAGGCGAACGCCTACAACTGGAGCGGAAAACTCATTCCGTATGACCGCCAAGGTGCACCACGGAAAAGCGAGTATTCCGTTTCAGACTTCATGCAACACAACCGCTACAAGTGGAAGGAAGACGAAGAGACAACCGGGGACTATGATGCAGACCTCGCAATCAGCAACCAGACTTTGGACTATGAGCAGGACACGTGGACACTACCTTTTGCAGCCAGCGATGACAACCGCATACCGATAAGAACACTGGATTCTTTCGGCATGAAAAACGGTGGCGAATACAAGGGCTGCAAGGAGCGTATAATGACGCTTAGGGATGATAAGGAGCAAGCGGCACTGCAATTTGATATTGACCTTCAGAACATCTTCGATACGAAGTACAAGCAGCTTGCAGCAAGTATCGCCAGGGCGCACGTAATCACGGAACGGCTCAATCTGTCGGACTTGGATATACTAGATTTTGACGAAACGAAGCCAGTGTACCTTGCGCAGTACGGAGCGTATTTTGCGGTTCTCGAAATCAAGACCACAAGCAGCGGATACTGCGAGGTTACAATGATAGAGTTGAACAACTAAAAGACAAAAAACCATGGTAAGTGAAGACAAACAGCAGATACTTGACATCAAGGTCAAGTACGAGGATGCAATCTATGGCATCATCAGATACAAGGAGAAGATAGACCAGCTAAAGCAATCCATCAAGGACTTGCAGCAGCAGGAAAAAGACAAGACCATCACGACCAACGAGATGAAGGTGCAGACGGAAGCCATCAACGCAACCATCAAGGAGTATCAGTACAATGTGCGTGCCCTGCAGAAGGAAATTCAGAACAACGTGCGCACAGAGAACGAGCAGGAAGGCAGCTTGAAGCAGCTGCGTGCCCAGCTATCAAATGCCACCAAGGCTTACGATGAGATGAGCCGTTCCGAGCGTGATAGTTCCAAGGGTCAGGAGATGCAGGAGCATATCCAAGACTTGATAGAGGAGCTGAAAGAGGCTGAGGAGGCTACTGGAAGATTTCAGCGCAGTGTCGGCAGCTATTACGATTCCATGATGAAGGCGGCTGGCGACCTACAGAACACCGAGTTTTTCGGTTTTGATGTTGTTGATGATACTGGAATCGGAAAGGTCATGGAAATGGGAAAGTCCGTGGAAGACCTAAGGGTAAAGTTTGGTGCGTTGAAAAATACGGCTCTTTCCTTATTGACCAACCCTTATTTCCTCGCCATGGCAGGTGTGGCAGGTGTCGGGATGGCATTCAAGTGGTGGTATGACTACAACAAGGGATTGATGGAAGCCACACGACTGACGCAGCAGTTCACCGGATTGACCGGGGACGAGATGAAATCTGTGCGCAACGAGGTTCTTGCGGTATCCAATACATTCGGCTTGGAATTCACGGAGACGATGCAGTCTGCTAATACAATGAGCAAGGCTTTCGGCATTTCCGTTTCTGAGAGTTTGAAGATTATGCAAGACGGACTGGTGAGCGGTGCAAACGCAAACGGTGAGTTTCTCGACACGATTAAAGAATACCCGAGATACTTCAAGGAAGCAGGACTGAGCGCAGAAGAAATGGTGGCAATCTCAACGCAAGCGACCAAGGAGGGAATCTTCAGCGACAAGGGCGTTGATACCATCAAGGAAGGAAATCTACGACTGCGAGAAATGACAACCGCTACGGCTGCTGCGCTTGACGGAATAGGCATTTCTTCCAAGCAAGTTCAAAAGGACTTGCAGGACGGAAGCAAGACCACATTCCAGGTTATGCAAGAGGTGGCTAATAAGTTGAAGGAACTCCCTCAGTCAAGTGCTGCTGTAGGTAGCGCAATTGCCAACATCTTCGGTGGTCCTGGAGAGGATGCCGGACTTGCTTATATCGAGATGCTCGGTAATATCGAACTTGATATGGACAAAGTGAAGGCAAAGTCCGGGGATATTGCCAAGGCACAAGAAGACGAATTGAATGCAACCAAGGAATTGCAGGACGCAATGGCTTCTTTGTTTGATTACACCGGGGGTGGATTCGAGAAGATGAAGGCTCAGCTGAGCACGATTGCGAAGAAATCACTTACGGCAGTTATCAAGGGAGTAGTGAAGGCGATAAACTACTTCATCGATTGGTACAATGATAGCCTTCTGTTGCGAGGGGTAATCAATGCACTCGGCACAAGTTTCCGCTTGATGTGGAATGCAATCAAACTCGTATGCAATCTCGGAATAGACGCATTCAAGAGGATGGGCTTTGCAGCCAAGGGCATGCTTGATATTCTCGAAGGTATCGTGACTTTCGACCTATCCAAGGCACAGAAGGGATTCAAAGAGATTTTTGACATATCCGGTACGATTAAGGAAGCATGGAAGGACATCAAGAACGCTGGTATAGAGATAGGCAATTCATTTGCTGACGGATTCGAGAACACCGTGAACGGAAGGCTCGAACACATAAAGCTAGCCAGCGTGAACGGTGGAGCGACCAGCAGCGAGCCAGTGAGCGGAAACAAGGGAACGATACCAGCAGCCAAGGGAAGCAAGACCAAGGCACAGAGAGCCAAGGAAGAAGCGGAAGCCAAGGCGGAGGCAGAGCGCAGGAAGAAGCAGGAAAAGGAATTGCAGGAAGCGATTGCGCTTATCCAGTACCAGTACAACGAGCAAGTAATGGACGCAAAGAAGCGATACCTTGCAGGCATGTACGACAACGACCGAGACTACAGCAACGACCTCGAACAGCTGGAGAAGAACATGGTGGCACGAAGCATTGACGCATACGTGGCAGCAGGGCAAATAGGAGCGGAAAAGGCGCTGGAAATGCAGGCAAAACTTCTCGACATCATGATAAAGGCGAAAGCGGACTTGAAGAACCAAGCAAAGGAGATTGTGGACGAACTCAACCAAGAGTTCGAGGAAGCAGAGAAGGCACGCAGGGATGCGGACATCATGAACGGTGGCACTGGCGAGGAAGACGATGCAGTCAAGCTGGAGAGATACAAGGCTTTTCTAGACAGCAAGATACAAGCCTACAAGGACTATGCAGCCGTGCAGGAGCAGCTACAGAAGGATTTGAGCGATGCAGAAGTCAAGGAGCAAGAGGAAGCGAACAAGAAAAAGGCAGCTTTGCAGGAAGAGCAACTGAAAATGATGAGCGACATGATACAGACCATGGGAGACGGTCTGTCCGAGTTCTTCGAGAGCGAGGATAAATCGCTTCATTCCTTCCTCAAATCGATGCTGACATCAATACTTGACGCAATCGAGATAGCAGTTAACGCATACTTTGCACAGATCCTAGCGAAGGAGATTGCAAGCAAGTCGTGGGGAGGTGTTGCGAGTGCAGCAGCATTAATGGCACTTATCAAAACAGCCTTTGCAGGAGCAAAAGCACTCGTCAAGGGATTTTCCACTGGTGGCTACATCCAAGGCTCGGGCACTGGAACGAGCGACAGCATCCCGGCAAGGCTATCCAATGGCGAGAGCGTAATGACCGCCAAGGCGACATCGATGTTCAGCCCGATATTATCCGCATTCAACCAGCTTGGCGGTGGCGTGCCTATCGTAGTAAACAACGGAGGCAGCAATATCGGCATGGACATGCTGGCAGCAGCGGTCGCTAGAGGTTATCAGATGGCTCCACAGCCAGTAGTGAGCGTGGAAGAGATAAACCGAACCCAGCGGAGAGTGCAGACGATAGAGAATATCGGCAGGCTCTAATGGTGTTGTTATTTCATCAAGATTTGCGTTCTGAGCGGTTTTTGGTCGAAGGTGGTAAAGTTATACGCCCAAGGCTGTAAAAGCCGCTTAGAGCACAAATTTTCGGCTTGTTTAGAAAAATTAACTGCTTATGAGATAAACATATCGAAAATTATCGTATCTTTGCAGCGTTTTAAAACTTAAAAATAACGTTTCAATGGCAAAACTCAGAATATACAACGACATCGACAGCCAAGACAACAAGTTCTGGTATCAATGGCTTGGTGGTGACTGCGTGTGTTTTCAAGATATAGATGTTTTTGCGGCAAGCATACCGGAGAATGATGATACCATCGATATGCGTATCTTCTGCAATGGCGGCTCGGTTGTCGAAGGCTGGGCGATTTACGACAGACTGCGACAGAGCGGCAAGAAGATAACCTGCACCATTGAGGGCAAGGCTGCTAGTATGGCAACAATCATTATGCTGGCAGCACCAAAGGAGAGCCGCAAGGCATACGAGAACGCTGCCTTTCTCCTGCACAATCCGTGGGTTCCTGGCTGGTGTCTGGGCGACCAGCTGAATGCAAAGGACTTGAAGAACCAGGGCGAGGAAATGCAGATGTGGCAGGACAAGATGGTGGACGCATACGTAGAGCGGTGCGGGTGCGACCGGGAAGAGATTCAAGCCTTGATGGATAAGGACATCTTCATCAGCACCAGCGAGGCTTTGCGTCTAGGTCTTATCAGCAGCACCGTTGCACCAATCAGCGCAAGCGCATCAGAGCGCAACATAGAGCAATTCATTAATTCAAAACAACAAAATCCAAAAGCAATGGAGAAGAAAACAGAAGTAAAGGCTTCTCTCCTCGACAAGATTCTCGCCAAGTTGGGCGTGAAGTCACTGGAGGAAGCAGAGCAGGCGGTGGCAGAGCCACAAGCCAAGGTAGAGCCAAAGGCGATGGAACTCAACACAGCGGACGGACAGACACTGACCGTAGAGCGTGAGGAGGGAGACCCGCAGGTTGGTGACAAGGCAAGTCCGGACGGAACGTTTGAAATGCCCGATGGCAAGACAATCGTTGTCGAGGACGGTGTAATTACCGACATTCAGACCGCAGACAATGAGGAGCCGGACAATGAAGGCGGCAGCGCATCAAGCACCGACAACGACATCGTAGCCAAGTTGCAGCAGCAGGTAGCAGCACTCAAACAGCAGTTGAGTGACACCAAGGCGCAGCTGGCAAGCGCACAGAAACTTGCGAAGAGCAAGGAAGACATGCGCATCCTGAATGCCGTGAAGATGGCAGGCGGTGCGGAGAAGGTGCTGGCAGGCTATAGCAGCCACTACCAACCAGCACAGCGACAGCCAAGCGGCAAGGGCGCAGGAGAGCAGGTGGACGTTAAGGCGGACGCAAAGACTATCAGCGAGAAGGTCAAGGCTTATCGTTTCAAGAAGCGACCAAGCAAGGACTAAAACGTTGTAAGAAATCAAGTAAAAAACAAATTAGATAGTTATAAATTATGAGTAATACTTTTGATGTAAAGCAGTTCGAGAACTTTGTCCTCGAACCCGAAAATCTGAAGACCATCAAGGATGCCGTTCAGGAGACATTCTACAAGGATGAGGACATTGCGGATTTCGTCACCATCACTAAGGTCAAGGACGGAGACCCTATCGCCACCATTGGTGAGATGGAGATGGTCGGCAAGGCTGGCAGCGGTTGCGACCCAACGTATGACGAGAAGGGCATCGCCAACAACTTGGCGCGCTGGAAGCTTGGCGACTGGCAAGTACCAATCAAGATTTGCTATGATTCGCTGAAAGGCTCAATCGCTGAGTACAGCTTGAAGACCGGCACAGACATTGGAGACCTCACCAGCACCGACTTCATGGTAATCTACACCGATGCACTGGAGCGTGCTATGAAGCAGATGGCTTGGCGTTTCGGCTGGTTTGGTGCTGAGGATGCGCAGACTGTTTCCGAGGGCGGCAAGCTGACCGATGGCTTGAAGAAGGAGTACTTTACCACTTGCGATGGTCTCTTCAAGAAAATTTTCGCAGCTACAGCCACAAAGAACCGCACCGAGATTGCAGCCAACAAGGGAACCACGATGGCGGAGCAGATTGCGGCAATCCGCAAGCAGGGTGTGGCAACCGACCTTGTAGACAATATGCTTATGAACGTGGACTCACGCATCATCGATGATCCGAACGCTGTGCTTCTTATGACACGCTCGCTGGCTGACGCATTGACTTACGACATCAAGAAGACTTACCACGACATTATGCCTTGGGAGAAGGTCTTCGATGGCTTCCAAACATCGACCTACAACGGCATTAAAATTGCCAGTGTCAGCATTTGGGACAGAATGATTAAGGGCTATGAGAAAGGCGCTACAGCGTACAACCTTCCTCATCGTATGGTCTTCTGTAACCCTAAGCAGCTGATGGTCGGCACACCGCAGGATTCGCTCATTAGTGAGCTGGATGCTTGGTTCGACCACAAGGAGCGTAGAAACTATATCTACTCAACTGGTAAGATTGGTACGGCTCTCCTCGAAGAGAATATGATCCATGCAGCTTACTAATCGCTCCAAATTTTCAGTTAGTATTAAGTTATTTGACAATCCTCAACACCCAAAAACGGTGTTGGGGATATAACAATTTAAAACGAATTAATATGACAACAACTTGCGAGAGCCTTATCGCCCAGGACATCATCATCCCTTGCGAAGACCAAGTAACAAAGGGACTGGAGGGCGATGGACTTATTATCAACCGAGACGACATTGACTTTGCCAAGTCCGTTGTCGTGGGTAATACAATCAAAACATTGGTGCTGAAGACTGGCAAGAAAGCATACGCTATTCGGCAGGAAGGCAGCAAGCCATTCACTGGAACCAAGACCGAGCTGACCGTCGGCACGTATCGCAACAGCTGGAAGAATACCGTAGCTGTCGTTGTATTGGCAAACACACCTGACGTTTGCGCCAATATCATTGACGGACTGGCGAACGGAAAGTTCGTTATCATCTTGCGCAACCTTTCAAAGGGAGCGGACGGAAAGGCAGAGTACCAGGTATTCGGATATGCGCAGGCACTGAAGGCAAGCGCAGGCGAGAACGACAAGTACTCAGACGACACCGAGGGCGGCTGGCTTATCACGCTGGAAGAGGAGAGCGTACCGAAGGCAGCTTATTTCTTCTTCGACACCGACAGCGAGACCACGGCAGCCAAGTACGCCAGTCTGACAACAGCCGTAGGAGGTTAAGCCATGACCTACGAGGAAGCAACAGCCAAGGTCGGGGAGTTGAAGGCTCGTTTTGACAGCCCCTTTGATGAAACCGACAAGGCAGTTATAGAATCTCTATATTTCGAGGTAACACGCAAGCGTTTCGTTCCGACAACCTGCCAGCAGTGTTACCACGATGCTTTGATTGAAATATATCTAAAACTCAAAAAAGAAAAGGCTATGCCAAAAACATGTAATTACGCCATGAAGGCAGGTTTCATTATTTCCTGCCCGGATTTCTACCATGGTAAGATTTTCACTAATGAAAACCTGACCGACAAGGTAGCGCACGAATATCTGACGAAGTACCCACAGATGGAGAAATACTTCCAGAAGATACCCAGCGAGGAACTCATCGAGAACAAACAGCAGCCAGCAGGCAGCGACAAGAAGAAAGACCTCGACCAAGCCGAAAAAGCAGGCAAGGAAGAGTAACAAAACAACAAGTAAAACGACACAAGCAATATGAACGTTAAGACAGTTAAAAAGCCAAAGCGAAGGGTTGATATTGGCTACGTTAGCCGTTTCAAGATGCAGGCATACGGATATGACAACCTGTATCCGCAGAATCTCGCACGCATCACGGAAGCCAGCGGAACGGCAATGCTCTGCCTTAACCGCTACGCCCGATTTATTGAGGGATACGGCTTCGATAGCGATGTTATCGCAGCGTTAGCGATGAACCAGCAAGGGGACACGGCAGACGATTTATTGCGGAACGTATCTGGAGACCTTGCGAGGTTTGGAGGTTTCGCCCTTCACGTGAACTACAACGTTCTCGGGCGGGTGTCGAGCGTGAGCCACGTGCCCTTTGAAAATTGCCGACTGGAAGAGACGGACGACAAGGGGAACGTGGCGCACGTTTTACTGCACCCCGACTGGGAGCAGAAGAAAACGAGGAACGGAAAGCGGTTGATGGTGAACGAGAAGACCATCGAGCGCATCAACACCTTCAATCCCGACCCCGACATCGTTCTTGAACAGATTGAGAACGCTGGCGGTATCGACAGCTACAAGGGACAGATTCTGTGGCAGAGCCTAGACGGAAAGTTTATCTATCCGACAGCCAGTTACGATTCTGCCATCACGGAGATTTCGACCGATGAGGGACTGGGCAACGTGAAGATGAGAAACGTCCGCAACAACTTCCTCGTATCGTGTATGCTCGTAACCAAGAAGGGCGTGCCTAAGTTCAACGAGAAAGGCGAAGAGGTGGAGAGCGGACAGATGATTTCCGATGAAGACCTTTTGCAGTTCCAGGGGGACGAGAGCACAGCGAAGATTCTAGCTGTCGAGGTGGAGAACGAGGAAGACGAACCGAAGGTTGTGGCTTTCCCAACGAAGAACTTCGACAAGGAGTTTTCCGTGACCGATAGCAGCGTTATCGAGCGCATCTACGCACAGTTCCACCAAGAACTCTTCTACTCCATCCGTATTGGCAAGCTGGGATTCAGCGGACAAGTTATGCAGGATGCCTACGAGTACTATGCAGGCGAAGTGACGACCGAGCAGCGTTTCATCGAGCGAGCCTTCACAAAGATTTTCAAGAGCTGGCACGATCCAGGCATTCAGAACCTAGACCCCAAACTACAGCCGTTGAAGTATATCAGCAGCGAGGCGGGAAACAACACCATCAAAAACGAATGACCATGCCAAAGATTGAACGTAAACCATTATTGACGGTCGAGCAGTTCAAGCAACTTGCAAGACCGACCAGCGCACACCTTGATGAGGATGAGGTGGAGAAGCTTATCCGAGAATGCGAGGATGCCTTTATCTTGCCAGCCATCGGCTGGGCGAACTTCAAGGCATCAATCGGACTATGCCCTTGGGACAACACCTTCGACGATTCTTTTATTCCCGATTTATTCTTGGACGGAGGCGAGTGGGACACCAAGGAGAGAGACGAGGACGGAAACGAATTCAAGAAGCTAAGGTATTGTAACGGTGTACGCAAGGCGGTCGCTTATTTCACGTATGCGAAGTTATTGCGAGCCGATGGAACAATTATAAGCCGTGCGGGCGGGATGCGTCACAGAGACGAATATTCCGACCATGTGCAGGACATAACCAACAACAAGCAATACAATGACATCATGGGATTGGCAGAAGGGTATTTATCCGACTGCCTACATTATCTTAAGTATCACGCAAAGAGCAAGCAGATAAGCCCGGTTAGAGGTAGTCGGGCGCATGTGCATGCGATAGGAGACTAGAGCGTATGGCAGACACAGTAATCAAGACAATTTCCCAAATGCGGGAGGTGGCTCAAAAGGTCAAGAATGAGACGGAGGTCGGTTGCAATACCGCAGACCGTGTCGGAGGGCTTTTCGAGGACATCGTAAACCATATCGGGCAGCACGAAGACAGCCTTTTAGTCCTTGGGGAAAGCGAGTATAATTCCATCAACAAGGACGAAAGCAAGATTTATTTTGTTTACGAGGAGGAATAGGTATGATTCGGGCATTTGGACATGACATAGCGATAATACAAGCCAAGGGCAAGGTTATCGCGGCGGTCTATCGAGGAGCGAGGCTTGTTTGGCAAGCGGTCCGTTCTTGCTTCGGGAGCGGACACTGGATAGACTCTAAACCATGGATTGATAGCGAAGCATGGAAAAATAATTAAAAGTAATAACAATGGCAAAAGTTTATGATAAACCGATAAACCTTTCCACCAACTGGGGAGGGGATTCCAGCACTGGAAACTTGCCGGTGTCGGGACGGCGAGTACAAGAACTCATCAAGAATACCTTCGCCAAGAAGGGCGGCTTCTTCCAAGTTAAGGATAGCAAGTTTTTGCAGGTTTTTGCCAGCGAGGAAGACGCTAAGAACTACAACAAAGACAGCGAGAAATACGCCGACTTGGTTCTCTCGCAGATTCAACTTCCGAACACTGGAGCAACGCAAGCGACAATGAAAAATACGATTCTCGCCACGCCTAGCGAATATACGACCCCTGGGAGTGCCGAGATTTTCAAGTTTAGGTACTTATCCTATTACGACAACGAGCAAGACCTTTCTCAGATGAGCGGTTCTTGTACGGTTTACGTTGCGGGTTTGCAGCGTGAGCGCATTTCCCTGCGTTCGGGCAGCACGTATACGATTGATGTAACGAAGTACATAGGCGATGATGTTACGGAAATCAGATTCACTATCGACAACGGGGAGGGAAGCAGCAGAAGCTACGTTTACGAAGTCACAACCGTAAACCTTTTTGTTTCTTCAAGCTTCGATAGCGTGATCGCATACGAGGGTGCAATCCCATTTGTGTACACACCAATTGGCAATATCAAGAAGGTCGTCCATATTCTCTTGGACGGCGAGGAGATACACACCGAGGAGACGGAAGTCAACAACCGCCAGCAGTCCTTTGAGATTCCAGCGCAAGCGCACGGAGCGCATAGCCTGGAAGTTTATCTGTCCGCATCCGTGCAGGGTTTGGAACTGAAGAGTAACCACCTTAACTTTGCGCTCGTTTGTATCGAGCAAGGAAACGAAACCCCAATCATCGCTAGCACCATGGAACATATATACATGAAGCAGTACGAGACGGTTTCCATTCCTTTTGTGGTCTACGACCCACTGAACAACCCAGCAGACATTGCCTTGAAGATTAACGACTCAATCGTGGCAACCCGAAAGGTTGACCGCACCCAGCAATCGTGGGTATACAAGTCGATGAGCCAAGGCAGTACCGCTATGACGATAACTTGCAGAAGCGTAAGCAAGACTTTCCCATTGACTGTTGACAAGTCTTCCATCACATCAGAGGCAGAAACCCGGAACCTCGAGTTGTTCCTAACCTCGCAGGGCAGGAGCAACCAAGACACCAACAAGGAGATATGGAAGTACAATGACATCGAAGTTTCTTTCAATGGTATGAACTATCAGACCAACGGCTGGGTCGAGGACTTGGACGGCAACATTGCCATGCGCTTAAGCGGCGGTGCAACAATGAGCATACCTTTGCATTTGTTTGCCAAGGACATCAGACAGACTGGAAAAACAATAGAGATTGAGTTTGCCGTAAGACAGATAACAGACTTTACAAGCGTAATCCTATCATGCATGCAGGGCGGCATCGGCTTGCAACTGACCCCTAACACGATTTCCATTACATCGGAGCAATCAGCACTGGAGACCAAGTACAAGGAAGATGAGCGTGTCCGCATCTCTTTCGTTATCGAGAAGCGAGCCAATAACCGATTGATGCAGATTTACATCAACGGCATCAAGTCCCAGTCCTTGCAGTACCCGAACAACGATGGATTCACGCAGTCGGCACCTGTAGGAATAACCGTTGATTCTTCGACAGCCACGATCGACTTCTACAATATCAGAAGCTATTCCAACAACCTCAACGCCCAGCAGCTTCTGGACAACTACATTGCGGATATGGACGACATAGAGAAGAAACAGACTATCTTCAACCGCAACCAAGTTTATGATACATACGGCAATTTGAGCTATTCCAAGTTGCTGGAGCAGATTCCGTGTCTCATTATCACTGGTGAGCTTTCCCAGTACAAGGGCGACAAGAAGACCGTAGCTATCGAGTATGTGGACAAGAACAATCCAGCGAATAGTTTCACCGCAGACGGCGTGGAGCTGAACGTGCAGGGTACTTCTTCCCAGTACTACCCACGCAAGAACTACAAGGGCAAGTTCAAGAACGGCTTCAATATGACCGCCAGCGGCAAGCACGAGGATAATTTTGCGCTTGATAAAGATGCAGTTTTGCCAGCGAACGCCTTCTGCTGGAAAGCGGACTTCGCAGAAAGCAGCGGCACACACAACACTGGACTTGCTAATTATATCGGCTGGATGCTCAAGGAGGCTGGCATACAGACAGAGCCACAGAAAAAGAACTCGCTCATCCGTACGACCGTATATGGAGAGCCATGTTTGATTTTCCACAGAAGTAAGGCAGGGGAGACACCTCTGTTCATCGGCAAGTACAACTTCAACACCGACAAGAGCGCAGAGAACACATTCGGCTTTGCGGAGGGGGACGAATCGTGGGAGTTTCTGAACAACACCAGCGACCGCTCGAACTTCCTTTCAGCCGATTTCAGCGGTGACGGATGGAAGAACGATTTCGAAGGTCGTTATCCTGACGGCAACGAAGACATCTCAAAGATGAAGGAAGTGTTTGCATGGGTAGTTTCTTGCAAGGGTAACGTTGACAAGTTCAAAACAGAACTGGAACAATATTTCGACAAGAAGACAATTCTCTTCTATGACCTCATTACATTGGTTTTCGGAATGGTTGACCAGCGAGCGAAGAACCAGTTCTTGACATATTACACTGGCGGCGAGTGGCTTTTCATTTTCTATGATAACGATACCGTCTTCGGCATCAACAACGAGGGCGCAATCGGATTCAGCTACAACATCGAGATACATGATGTTATCGGCAACTTGAACGCTTACAATGGAGCGAACTCCTTGCTTTGGGAGCTCGTTGAAAGCGCATTCGCCGATGACATCAAGAGCCTTTATCAGACCTTGCGACAGAAGAACATTCTGACCTATGACAAGGTTATCGAGTATTGCAACACAAGACAGAGCGACAAGTGGTGTGAGGCGGTTTACAACGAAGACGGCTATTTCAAGTACGAGTCTCCTTTGATTGACGGATACACAGATTATTCCAGCGGCACGGCTCAGACCGTGAAGACTGGAGCGTTCTTGTATGCCCTTCAAGGTAGCCGTGACGCTCATCGCCGCTGGTGGCTTTACAACCGATTCAAGTATATGGATTCCAAGTTCCAAGCGGGTTCTTCTTTATCCGACTACATCACGTTCCGAACATACACACCTAGCTCGTGGGCTGGTGTAGAGCCAAAGGCAGACATCACCATCGGAGCGTTCTCTGCCATGTACGGAACAATCCGCTGGGGTAGCGTTACCAAGAGCGAGAGAATGAACGAGGGAGAGATTAAGACCATAACGGCACCTTCCGGCACGAAGTTTAACGACACTGAAACCATCATTTACAATGCTTCTATGATAAAGAGCATTGGCGACTTGTCGGCTCTATACATTGGCACGGTTGATGTATCGAAGGCAACCAATATAACAGAACTTATTATCGGCTCATCGGTGAGCGGCTACCAAAACAAGAACTTCAACGTTTTGTCCCTTGGTAACAACTCGAAGCTGAGAAAGCTGGATATTCAGAACTGCCCGAACTACACCACAAGCATCGACGTGAACGGCTGCGAGAACATCGAGGAGATTTATGCGAGAGGCACTGGCGCAACAGCCGTTAACCTTGCTGAGGGCGGCGTGCTCAGAGTTTTGCAGCTTCCAGCCACCATTACCAACTTGACGTTAAAGAACCAGCAGAAGCTGGGGCTCGGTTTAACCATGGAATCGTGGGCGAACCTTTCAACGCTAGTTGTCGAAAACTGCCCAAATGTTGACTTCTTAAGTATCGCAGACAGCGTTCTTTCCTCAACGAACACATTAAAGTACGCTAGATGCACCAATATTGATGCAACCAAGTTGGATTTCAATATCTTGAATAAACTTTCAAGAATCAAAGGAATTGGCGACAACGGCGAATATACGGAAACAGCATATTTGAGCGGAAAATATGTTGTACTTAAGGCTATCAAGGAAGACATCGAGAGAATGAAGAGCATTTTCCCTCATTTGACAATCACAGCAAGAACCGTACTGAAAACAATATTCGTCACCTTCAACGTGGTAAGCCAGTACGGAGCAATAAAAGGAGCGACCGTGGAAATCAATGGTTTGACATACGACCTTTCTTCGGGAACGACAAAAGTGCCATTGGCAGAAGGAGAACGCTACGATTACGTTATCCGATATAGTGGAGGCGAAGATAGAGGAACCATTCAGGCTATTTCGGACGAGACAATATCAAAGACTTACAATATTGAATTTGACATAATGACGTTGAAGCCAGAGCCTAACGGAAAGATGCAAGTTTTGTTGACTGGTAAATCTGTGTCTATTAGCAGATATTCTGGTTCTTCTGTCAATATAGATTGGGGAGATGGAAGTACAAGCAATGAAGGCTCACATACTTATACGGATGGTAATGCTTTTCATAATGTATCTTTGGATTCAGTCGAAGGAAAAAATGCACAGGTAACATTTGGAGAAGGAAACATAGTAGCCTTTTGGACAGTTGGAAATACACGTATAGGTCCATCTACTTTAAAAAACCAAGTAAAATTGGAGTATGTAAGTGAAGACGTATGTTTCAATAGCTCAAGTATATCAGGCTTCTTTTATTGGTGTAGTAAGCTAAAGGAAATACCAAAATCCGTTTTTATTTTAAATGGGGATGTAATTGAAATCAGTGGTTATAGTGGCGATGGTCTTTTTGGAAGATGCGGTCTCAAGTCTATTCCTGCTGGATTGTTTGATAATTTAAAAAATGTAATATATGCCACCTCTGCTTTTGAAGGATGTGGCGTCATAGAGAGCGTTCCACGTGGATTATTCGACAAGATGGAAAGACTATCAAAAATTGATGAATCAGGTTCGTATAGCACGAATTATGGAATTTTCGCTAGATGTACCTCGTTAAAAGAAGTTCCATTTGACATCTTCGATAAAAATCCTATAAGTTATTTTTGTGGAACATTCCAAGAAACTAAATTGACTGTTGGTTTACTTCCGGTCAGCTTAAAGGAACCAGGTGCAAGCCATCAATATGTTTACTATGGGTGCCCGATAGAAAAAATCATAGGAAGAACAGAGACACCAGCAACAATAGATTCGTACTGCTTTCCTTCTGATGTATTGAAGATTTACGTTCCAGATTCCGCAATTGCCACATACAAGGCGGCAACGAACTGGAGTAGATTTGCAGACAAGATTGTCGGTTGGAGCGAATTGACGGACGAGGAGAGACAGAAGTATGGATTAACAATATAAACGATTAGGATATGAAGATAGACAAAGACAACGACAAGCACATCATCGCTGATGATGGCAAGATGTTCGAGCGCATCGCAGATGGCACGAACTATGGAAAAGAGATTTATCTAGGGTATTCGTATTTCATTGGTGGGGAGAAGTTGGACGTTCCCCACCTTGACACGCCCGAGGACTTCCGAGAGGTTGACGAGCCAAAGGAAGATGAACAAAAAGAGAACAGAGATGAATGAATTCTAAGTCTCTGAGTTTAGAAACTTAAAAAATAGATATATGAAGAATAATAAGAAGCAATTACATGAAGCACTGGCTGTGCTTCTTACTAAATTATCATCGGCAATGGACAATCCATTGCTGATGGATAACTACGTGGTTAAAGCCTTGCGCACGGTTCTTTTGGAATACAAGGAATCGGGCGAGCTTCACGAAGCATACAAGGAACAGATACAATCCACTTTGGAGAGTGGCAACCCCTGGATAGCTATGATGATGAAGTCAATGGGCGCAGATTCTTCTATTAAGAAGGATATGACCGATGAAGTCATTGACGGCATGATAGATGCGATGTTGGGAAACGATTAAAACATTTTTATATATGAATGACAAGGAGAAAGAACTATGGCGAGTTATAGACAACGTAATCAAGTGTTGTGCTATTGAACTTCAGAACGGAGAGTTGAGCATTACGAGAGAAGACGTTCTCGGCAAGTCGAGAGCAGAAAACCTCGTAATGACACGATGTATGGTCGTTGAGCAGATGATACACGCAGGATTCAGCATAACGACCATTGCGACCGTATTAAACCGCACCGTTCCAGCTGTTAGACATCTTTGCAAGATGGCTTACACCTATATCAGCACGTCTCGAGTTTATCGACTTGCCACGGCACAAGCGACCCTTCTAAACAAGGACGTTGAGCCGATTTGTATTTAAGAAACAAAAAGAAAATAACCAAAAGCGTTCTTTGAAAATAATTCGATAAATACCAGTGTACTAACTTTTTGGAGCGAGCCATAAATCAGAGTAACTTTGCAGCGGATTCCAATATTTGGTTTCCGTAACGTAATTAACTCAAAATTATATGGCAGACACAATCGAGAAAGTTTATTGCACTGGGGACGGTGGCAATGACAACCTGGCGGCAGCGTTGCTCGCTAGAGGAAGAGACAATGATCCAGCGACTATGCTGGCAGCAATGAACGGTGGTATGGGTGGAGGTTGGAACAACCCATTCGCCTATATGATGATGTTGGGAATGTTCCGCTTTATGTATGGTGATGGCTGGAATGGCGGTCAGAACGGAAACGTTCAGCGTGCCGAAATCCAGTCTCAGATTGACAGCATTCGCAATCAGATGAGCGACAACCACAACAGCGACTTGTTGATGGGAGCAATCCAGGGCAACAACCAGGACTTGAAGACTTTGGCGGCTAACTTGAATTGCGACTTCAACGCTTTGCAGTCTTCTGTTTGCAGCATCCAGGCAGGCATCCAGCAGATAAGCGGACAAGTTGGTTATTCGGCAGAGCGAGTAATCAATGCTATCTCGCAGGGTAACCTGCAAATGACAATGGCATTGAAGGACTGCTGCTGCCAGACCCAGCAGAACATCATCAAGATGGGCTACGACAACCAGCTGGGGCAGAAGGACATCGAGAACTCAATGCAGCGAGGATTCGATTTCAACAACCGCAGCATAGAGCGAGGCTTCTCGGCACTAGGCTATCAGATGCAGCAGGATAAGTGCGACATCATCCGCTCGAACCAAGACAACACCCAGCGAGTTATCGATGTACTTAACAATCACTGGCAGCAGGATTTGCAGCAGAGGTACAACGATGCACGCCTGGAGTTGAGCCAGCAGAGACAGAACGCTGAACTTATTGCAGCGTTGAAGACCACCACAACCACCACTGGAGCGTAGGCGGTCCTAAACAAAATCTATCAAGGGGCAACTCGCTGTTCTATCAGTGAGACCCCTTTTTGTCTATTTGTCGAATTATCTAAAAAGAGCGCATTATGGAATTTAAGAATATACAAAGAAATCACCCGGTCTATCTGCTAGACAAGCAGACGGTGGAAGTTAAGGAAGGCAAGGTCGTAGACAACCAGCCGCACATCAACACTGGCATCGCAACCATTTCCAGCAGCGGACAGCCAATGCGAGACGTAACAATCGAGGTGGAGGGAAAGCAGACCATCTACACCATACCCGAACACCTCGGAGTTACATTTGCAGGCGAAACCGTACTGGCAACCGACAAGGCAGACCTTTTGCCCGAAGTTGGAAAATTGGTAAATGAAGCCGATGAGATAATCAAGGCATACGAGCCAAGCAAGGAGCGGAAAGCCAAGGGCGAAGAACTTCTTGCAGCTTTGAACCCGGCAATCAAGGAGAAGCAGGAAACCGAAAAGCGTTTCAAGGCACTTGAGGGCGATATAAGCGGCATTCGTGGCATGGTTAAGCAATTACTCGACAAACTAGGATAGGAGGGCGCACAATGAAGAAAATCATCGTTTTGCGCCATTCTTGCGATAGCGAGGAAGAGCGACACCAGCACCAAGAGAGCGACATCATCCACAGCTTGCCATACGAGAAGGCAGCAAAGGCTTTGATGGGAGCCAGCGGATATGCGGCATACGTTTCAAAGCACGGCTACCACTTCACGAAGCAGCTAGCAATCAAGGCGAGCGAGCAGATGAAGAACGTAGATGGAACGAGTCACCGATGGACTGTTGACGAAATCCGTTTGGCGACCAACAACGAGATAATCTCCAAGGGCACGACCATCGGGGATATTCTCTATTTGGCAA